TGCGCTCTTCTGGAGTATCTCCGAGATGTCGAGCGTAGCTAACGTCCAGAATCTCGTTGGAGTACCGAGCAATCATGTTGTCGGTAGCCTTGAGAATGAACATCTGTTCAGGACCGATCTGCCCAACGCGAGAGAGCATGGGGTCCGTGGTGCGCTTTACTCTGTTCCAGTAGTGGACAAGGAGCGCCGCAGTCGGCAGCTTTGCGTTTGCGACTCCTGGAATCTTAGCGATAGCACTCTTTGGATCGATTCTTTTCCAGTAGCTGGGGTTAAAGTTAGCGACACTCTTCCAGGCATCGGAGAACTGGGCTCCGAACTCAGCGCCAGAAGTCCACGCCTTGTTCGCCTCTCCCAGTCGAACAACCCGGCGAAGCTCTTTCTGGAGCTTTGCAGTCTCTTCCCCCGTGAGGTTCTTCTTGAGGAGAAGCTTTCGTAGGTCACCTTCGGTCTTCAGGATAGCGGCCGCAAAGTCTTTGCCGTAAGCCTCCTTGAGACTCTTATAGATGCCGCTCGTACCGTTAATGGTGGATCTTCCCGTCTTGTCGGTGACATCGACGAACTCATCCATCAGGCTCTTAAACTTCTCGGCAGCCGGAATCTCATGGGCCGAAGAGCTGAATGCCTGTTCGATTTTATCTTTGCCTGCTCGGCGGGCGAGCTTCCAGGCTTCCCAAGGGGAAAGGGAATCAGACTCAGAACCCAGCGCTCGAAGTCCTTGGTCTCGGAACTTAAGGATTCCGTCTGTAACTTCTCGGATGCTTGCGGCTAAAACTTGCGGAGTCTTCGCGGCAATCTCAGCTTCGAGCATCTCACGGCTTGCCCTGGCGGTCGCCTTTCCTGCCCGGATGAGCTTATTGACCTGGGTCTTCTGCGCCTTGGTGAGCTTCTTCATTGCCTTGGCCAGACCCGATTCTGTCAATCGGACATTGCTCGCTGCGCCTTCATACGCACGGACGGCGGCCCCAAGAGGCCCATCTCCCTCAATATCGTCAAGGATCTTTCGGGCCTTGGTCTGCGCCGCAATCGCTCTTGTGCCCTTGGTGGCATTGAGTCGCTGAGAAACCGCCAAGGTCGCAAGCTCTCGGATGTTGTGGTTGAACGTAGTTGCTGCATCACCCTTCAGGGTCATGCCAGTCCCACCAGGCCGCGTAGGCATCCGGATCATTACCACGTTGCCATCGTCCGCAATAACTTGAGCCTGGACTTCGTATTCCTGTCCTCGCTTAGCTTTTCTGCCTGGAGGGAGTGTCTGCCCAGTCTTAGTGTTCACAAGACGAAACGCTTGGATCCGGCCAGCAGGAGAAGTCCCTACTGTTCCGTCTACGACGTCTGACTTCTTAAAGACGACGCGTCGTGTGCCCGTGAGGAGTTCTTCTCCGAAACTTGCAGCTTCCCCTATGCCCGGTTGGGTGTTGACTTTGGCTCCAGCCGCCCACTCGTCGAAGTACTTTGCGATAGGACTGAAGGCTTCTGTGATCTCCTTCGCTTCTCGAGCAGACGTCCGGAGAGCATCGGTCGCAAGGTTGAGTGCGTTCTTGGCCTCTTCGGTCATGCCAGGCCGAACTTTTCGGAGGTCTGCTATTGTCTTAATCTCTGCCGCTTGCTCAGCCGTGAGCCCAAGAGATTGAAGCACGGAGTTCTTGTTAGTTTCTACGATTGCAAGCCTTTCGAGTTCTGAGGAGTGAACCCGAGCCATAGCTTCGGTCGCCAGTTCTTCTAGTCTTGCTTTCTCCGCAGCCGACGTTGCGTTCGCTAATGCCTCATCCGCCTTCGCCTTTAGCTCAAGAGCGCGGATCCTTCTTGTCCTGGCTTCTCCCAGCTTAGCTGCTGCTGCATCAGAGAAAGCCGCCGCGTTGAGGTTTAGCTTAGGGCCTGCGGTGTCCGTAACGATGTTGGCGAAAGCATTACCGACACTTCGGTCTCCTCGGAACGCGATGCCTCTGATCTGCTCAATCGCTTCTGCGGAAGTGATCGTTCCGGCTTCTACGTCGTCTGCGATCTTGAGCATCTCTTCTGATCGCTCAAGGCGACCAGCGATTCTTGCAATCTTACGGGACCGAGCAACTTTACCTCCAGGCATGAGGCCCAGAGTGATGAGATCGATGTCTGTGAGGACCACTCCTAAGAGCGCGGCTCCTGCTCCGATCTTTGCGAGGCGACCAGGATCTTCTCCCTTCTCATTGTTCGGGTCAAAGAAGTCCGCAAGATTCGAATACTCGTCGAGGATGTCATAGCCTCGACGTTGAAGATCGATCTGTTCATCTGTTCCCCAACCGTCCGTACGGAGAGTAGATCCCCATACGGTGCTCAGAGCCGCTCGGGCGAACTGGGAGAGAGGGCCCTCCCCCCGAAGTCCTACGGGAGAACTGATAATCTGAGCCCGCCGGGCAAGTCCTCCCTCTTCGACTGGAATGTCTCCAGGGCCTCCGAACTTCACAGGACTAAACATCGCAACAAAAGGACGAAGCCTTCGTGGCCATCTTCTGATGGAGTCCATGACATCTTGGTCATAGGGGTCGATGAACCAACGGCCCATCTTGCTTTGCTGATAAGCGGCCAATCGCCGGGCAGCGATTCGGCTAGCTTCTTGCTGGTATTCTTCCCGTTGTTCTGGAGTTATCGTGGCTGGAGTGACTTCATCATTTTCCAGAAGTCTTTGGTAGCTAGCCTGTTCTAGTTTCCCGATTACATCCGACAGATACGGCATGTACCGGGAGCCTACTTGAACAAGATCTACATCTTGCAGGGCACCCTGGGTGACTTCTTCTGGGACTCGAAGATCGTCGTACATGGCGAGCAGTCCCTGCTCTCGTCCGATCTGCTGCGCTCGACGCGCGGCTTGCCCAAGAGCGCCAGGAGTTCTTGCAGGCGGAGCAGGAGGAGTAGGGGCAGAGGGAAGCGATACGCTCGGAGTAGGAGCAGTCGGCGTAGGAGTGGGCGCTGTCGCTTGTGCCCGAGTAGGTCGAGGAGGCTGGGGATCCTGAGTCCGGAGAACACTCCTCTGTTTCGCTGCATCAATAATAGGCTGAGTCAGTGCTCGGGTCTCTTCAATCCGCTGTCTGCGCCCAGGAAATAGCGAAGCCTTTTTCTTAGATCGTGATCGAGGAGTTTCGATTGGGCGGAGAGATGGAGGCGCAGTAGTAGCCTGTGGCGTTCCTACAGGAGGAGGGGAAGCTTGCTGCTGAGCGGCCTGCTGTTGTCGGGCCCTCTCATCAGTCAAACGCTTGTATTCCTCTTCTCCGAGTCGTTCTCGAAGAGGATCTATGGCAGGAACCTCAGCCATCTACGCCATGCCTCCCATCTGGCCTGCTTTCTTCTGGGCGCTTTCTGCTAATCTTAACGCTAAAGTATTTCGCTGATTAGTGATGGGTTTTTTAGTGCCTACTAAAGACTCTGCGCTAGAGAGGTTCGGAGGTCCTGTAATCTGAGCGCCTGGATTAGCGGCGACGCCCATTTTCTGCTCCTCGAAAAGAGTTGCCTTTGCCGGCGACCTAGGCTGAGATCCTCCTGAGCGGCCTGAGGGAGGAGCCATGCCTCCTGAAGGACGGCCCCCAGAGTCTGGAAGGCCTTGACGTCCCCTCCGTGGAGCAGCAGCTTGTTCTTTCTCTTCCTCCTCCTCTTCCTCTTCTTCCTTCTTCGCCTCTTCGGGTTCGTTCTGAAACTCGGTTTGGGCCGGTTCTGGGGCAGGAGTCTCAGTCGCTTCGACAGCGGCATCCTCTTCGTCAGACGCGGCTGCTTCTTGGGCTTCCTCTCGTTCTGCGGAGGGAGAATACGTTTCTGCGGGCTCGAGAGTCTCTCGGGCTTCTCCCTTAATCTCTAAAGGAGCAACTCGAACTGGAGGAGAGTCCCCTTGAATCTCCAAAGGAGCAACTCGGGTTGAGGGAATTGTAACGCCCTCTTCGGCAGCAGCTTCTTGTTCCGGATTCTGCGCCGTCGGGTTGTACGTCCGAAGTCGCCTCTGTCTGTTTTCTCTCATAATCCGAGATGCGGTTTCGGCGTCTCCTCGAGGATCATCAAACGCTTCACGATCTCTTTCGATCTCTTTGCGGCTGATCTCAAGTGGGGCCACTCGCGTTGGGGACCCTGCAGGTCTTCCTCCTGCGGCCCGAAGCCGATCGATGTCTTCCTGAGTGCCCATAGGTTCTGCCATCACTGGAGCAAAGACCTCTGGATTCTTGGAGTAGATTCGGCGTTCCATCTCTTCGTAGACTTGATCAGGAGAAAGCCCCTGACCTTCAAGAACTCGTTGGTATTCTCGCGCTTCTGCCATGGCTTCGTCTCGGCTCATGGTGCTAAAGTCGAGTTCTTCGAGTGGGGGAGGCGTCCCTTCGATCTCAAGTGGAGCAACTCGAGTCGGAGAAATTGTACGGCCTGTACGGCCCGCATAGACGGCGGGATCTTCGTCGATGTTCACCATGTTTGGGTTCTGCATCCGAAGTCTTCTTTTCCTGACCTCCTCCATAATCTGCCGTGCTCTCTCCGCATCCCCTACGGGGTCATCGAATGCTCCGCGATCTTCGACGATTTCAGAAGCACTGAACTCGAGAGGCTCGACCCTAACGGGCCCTCCAGAAGCCGGAGCCGGAGCCGAAGCCTCTTCTCCTCTTGCCGGAGAGGATGGGAGGAAACTCTGGAAAGGATCTCTGCCTTCCCCTTGTGTTACTGCGAGTGGCTCGGGTGGGGCTTCTTCTCTAAAATCTCGAGGTCGAATCATTCGACTGACTGCGTCCTCGTACGAGACAAGGCCATCCTTAAAAAGTTGAATAGCGTTGTTGTCTCTTCGATCTGCTTCTCTTCTGGCCGCCTCCCCGAGTGGACTATCCTCTTCAGCCTTTTGGAGAAGTTCTTCGTTGTCCATCATTTCTGCGGCTTGAGAATCGGTAGAACCTGTAATCCCCGCAGCAATGTTGTTGAACAAACTTCCCTGCTTTCCATCCGAAGGAGGAGCATCATCTCCTGTGCCATCGCCTGCATCACCCTCAATAAGGGCTTCTCCGCCGCTGAGCACAGATCGGATACTGTCGTACCCTCTTTGCCCAGGACGGACGCGGACGAGCTTTCCGTCTCGCATGAATCCGACAGATCCATCTTCGAACTGACCATAGGGACCGTAAGGATCTCCAGCAGGAGAAACGATATTCGTGGCTCCTGCCTGCTCCAATGACGTTGCAGGCTGAGGCGCTGCTTCTGGAGCAGCGGGCTCGGGGGCTCCAGCAGGTGCGTACTCTTGGAGTTGGCCGTCAACCATCTGATAGAGCTTGCCGCCTCCGTCTGGGATGACGAAGACTTCCTCTCCTGAATCGAGTTGAATCGTAGGACGAGCACCGAAGCGGTCTGCGTTTGACTGGAGACTGTCGATCACTGCCTGACTAGGCATACGAGTCTCGGGCGCTGCTTCTGTTGGAGCTTCTGCTGGAGCTTCAGGTGCTGCTTCTGCCTCTGCGGCGGCGGGAGCTTCTCCAGCTTCAGCGGCTTCTGTTGCCCGGCGGAGATTCTCTGTGGCTCGCTGCTGTTCTTCAGCAGAGACACGGGGCAGATCCTGCTCGACTTCAGTAGGAACGATGCCCTGGTCTGCCTGACGCTGCAGTTCTTGCTGGACTTGGCGGACTCTTTTTTGCTTTCCAAGCCTTCTAAGCTCTCGGATAACTTTGAAGGGACGAGTAGAGCCCATGATGAGAGCGTCTAGAACCTCTGTAAATGTGGGAGCGACATCGTCTCTGGGATCCAGAGCAGCAAGAGTCTGAGCAGCGACGTAGGCTTGGCCAGCGACAAAGTCTCGGCCCTGCTCCCTACGGCGCTGGGTAATCAGCGGGGTAAGAAGTTGTTCCTTCTGCCCGAAAGAAAGCTGATCGGGGTCGTATCCTTGAGACCTGACGTACTCATTGAAGAGAGGATCATTGATCGTAGCTTCAAAAAGCTGACGAGCATACACCTCTGTCTCGACGTCTCCGACAGTTTTTAGGAACTGCTCGTACATCTCACTGCCTGGAAGATCATCCATGGCAGTTCCTGGCCCAGCGCCGAGAGATTGGAGAGTAGCATCAGGGTTATTAGGGTCAGCGTCCAGGATTTGTTTGGCCAGTGCGAAAGCTTCTCGGCTCTCAGGAGTAGACGTGATTAGTCGGTCGGCCGCATCCTCTGCTCTTTCTGCAGTATCAAGAAGCTCTTCAATTCGATCCAAGGCCCCCGCATGCCGCCGCTGTCCTTCCGTGAAGATTCGGGTAATCTGCGGCTGGTTTGTGCTCGTAGATTCATCAATAAGAACCCGCTCAAGAGACGCGGGGGTCGTTCCCAGTACGTCTCCAAGACGCGCCATCACAGCGGGGTAGTGTTCAATAAAAAGAGCAGGGTTCTCATTCACAATGTCTTGGATTGATGTGCCCCAGTTCCCCGTTTCGATGTCGTTGGCAAGATTAAGGACCGTGGCTTCATCTTTGGCTGGAAGATCTGCGGCCATCTCTTCGAGCGCTTTGATCGCAAGCTCGTTGTTTTCTGAAGCAAGGCTTAGGTTTCCGGCGATGTTAACTCGATTTTGTGAGGCACCGGCTTGTTGGCCTGCTCTTCCGATTCCTTCAAGGGTCTTGAGGGCCTGCGTCTTTAGGGCAAGCTCTTCTTTGAGGCTTTTCGTCTGGCTATCGCGGTAGGTCGCGACTGCCCGGAGGTAGTCGTTCCACTGCTTCAGTCCCTCTCGTTGAAGCTTTAGTTGCTCCTGTTGTGTCAGGAACTGGCGGGGTTCGATGTCGGTATCGCCTGCGGCACGAGCAGCATCACGCTGGCTTTGGCGAATAATCTGGTCAACGCTTTCTCGAAGACCTACATTCCGGACACTAGAGAGATTTCTGGCCATGGTTAATCCTACAGAAAGTCAGCTTGAAGTTCGATGAGTTTAGGGTCTTGCTCACCCATGCGCTTGCCTCGCCATGCAAAATAACGGAAGAGAGGCACGAGGGGAGTCTTTGCCCAGGGGTGTCGGCGTAGCCATGCTGCGATTGCAGGACCATGCTTGATGTAGAAAGCGCGGAACCATTTCGGTGCGCCGAACAGGATGTAAGTACGGCAGTCTCTCCAACGGCCAGGCACAACCTCTCGGGCAACCCAGCAAAGGAGGAGGGGCAGTGCGATAGAAGCGATCTGAGCAACCTTGCCTAAGTTTTCCTTGCCCTCTTCTGACTGTTGTTTTCCGAAATCACTAATGCCCCCCGACACTAACCCGAGGCCTTCTGTGATTATGGCGTTTCTTCGGTCTGCTTCTGCGTTGAGGAGCTTCTGAGCATTTTGCTGCTCTGCCTGGGCGACTTCAAGAGCTTTCTGCTCCACGCCCAAGCTCGCTCCGGCAGACGCTTCAGCCGCAGCCTTGCCAATTTCCTTTGCCATCTTTAAGGGATTTTGCTGCCCTTCGATCATTCCTTCGGTAGTGGCCTTGAGTTGCTTATCAATGTCAGACGCTACGTTAACTTTCTGCTGTTGTTTGTAGGCTTCCGAAGGGCCGAATGCAGTCAGTCCTTGGCGGAGCTTTCCAGCATCTTTCTGGAGAGCTTTTTTGTAGCTGCCGAATCCTGGGGCGGAAAGGAAATCTCTTACTACTGCCATGTCGGCCTCCTATCGGAAATAAACAAAGTCGAATCGTTTCACTCTTACATTAGTAAGATAGTGAGTTTGGGCAATCCCTAACCCCGCAGAGTGCCACCCTTTTTGGAGGGTGGCTCCTGTCCAAAAGTAATGCCCCGCCCAGTGTCGCGCGAATACCCATTCGCCTTCTGTGCGGGTAAGGCATTGAGGAGCGAGGCGGTGAGCTACTCGGCTTCCATTAAGGAAAAGCCGTAGCCGAGCGCCGGATGGGCTTTCTACGTTCGGTGCCGTGGCAGTAGGGTCACAGTAACCAGCGAAGATTGACCAGGTAAAGACGACCAGAGAAGGCGTAAACGGGAGGTAGAAAGACTGCGAAGCTCCCGGAATCATCTGGTATCGCGCATCTAAGTCGCCCGAAGTTAGATTGAAGTTGGGAAAGTTTTCTTGAAAGTAGTGGTGGTTGGTCGTAGATCCTACCGAGCGTCCCCCAGACAATGCCCCCCTTTGAATGTGAGAGTAGTTCAGATCCCAGCCAGCTTCTCTGTTGTCATCGTCGAGCCTGCCGTTGATAACGCTCAGGGAAGTAGGAGGCGTTACCTCGGATCGAAACGTGTTCTCCTCTACCTGAGCGGCATTGGTAGTATTCCCATCTGCGAAGGTGTGCGGCAGAGTAATATCAGGCATTAGCTTTTCGAAGACCTCAATACGATGGCAGAAAGATAGCTCTCCCGTAAAAGTAAAGTCTGGGCGTCTCCGCCATGGCCAGGATCAGGAGCGACCTTAGTCTCTACTCGAATCTTCCGAACGGTAGAAGAGTCTGAAGACGTGATCAATGTCTGAATCGGAATAACGAAACGCTGAGATGTCCCTGCTAAGCCCGCGTAGTTAGGCGTCCCTGCTGGTCCCTCGAACAAGGCTTGGAAATATCGCTCAGTACGGTTGATCGCCGCATACGCTCCTCCAGAAGAGGGCGCAGCAGAGATTCGGAAAAAAGCTTTAGCTCCTGAATAAGACCATGGATCAGCGTTCGTAGTATTCCGCAGTCTTCGGGCGAAGACTTCACAGAACACGAGAATACCTCCGACGCCGTTTCCTGTGCCCAAGGAGATGTCAGATCCGAAATCGATCTCAAGGTCGTTACCGGCTCGGGTAATTACGGTGTACGTCGTCGAAGTATAGCTATGTGTGAGGGCTGCGGAGCCGACTCGAATGCTTGCTTGTCCAACAACTAAGCTGGGAATGTGGTTCTCATTAAGAGCGCCTGCCGCCATTGAATCGATTGGGAGTTCATTAATGCCGTTTCGGACTTCTGCGAACCTAGTGTTGAGAGAAGCTGCGTTGAGTTGGTCAAGCTCTTCAAGAGCATCAAAGTTAATCTCAGCCATCTTATCTTCTCATCTCTAAGCAGATTAGTTCTCTCGAACGGACGTAGGCGGCAGTGGAACTTACGGCTGCAGGAGATACGCCAGAAGTCTTTACCACTAAATCTATTTTATGCTCTCCGCTCGCTACGGGAACTACAAAAGAAGTAGACAGCGGAAATGCTGGGTAGAGCATGCCGGCCACGCCATCGTTATCGCACTCAGCGGTGCCTGCTACAGAGTCCAGAAGAATAGCGCCGTCTACTCGAATCGCGAGACGAACAGAGGGAGTAGTAGACGAATCCATAGAACCACAATCAATCTGGCAAGATCCGTGAACCCACAACAGAGTTTGGGGGCAAGTAATGCTAAGGGTCAAGCTGTCTAAAGCTGTCCAGTTGCTCCAAGAAGCAAAGTCTTGGTCTTGGGCATTTACCGCTCCACCAGCTAAGAAGTCAGTGTATGAGGAATGGACCCCAGCAGAGTGGTACACGAACACTCCGTCCTCTGCCACATCGTCTGCTACGAACGGGTCTCCTCCGTTAGCAGTAGCCTGGGTAATAGAAGCCCAGTTGTGCTCGTTCAGTCGGCCATACGTCTCTTCTGCGAATGGGCGCAGAGAGTCATTGATGTTCTCAATTTCAGCAACGCTGTCTGCTAGGACAGGATTCTTGGGGAACTTCCAACTCATTTCGGAGCACTCCTGAAGGTGTCTGGCTGTGGAACTTCGTCGAAGGCGAGTCCGAGAAACTCCCAGGGCACTGTATTCGTAATCCGAAGCCGAAATGTCTCAGAGGATGGCGCGTAAATATCTACTCGGGTCCAGTACGGACGCCGCTTCTTCCATGTTAGCGCATCTCCGTCAGCATCTGTCCCCCCGTAGACTGCTTGATTCCAGAAAGGAGGAGCATCGTCAGGAGGATAAGCTTTCGCAGTAACGGTCTCTACGATGCCAGCACGCCAGTCTCGCTCGACTTCTACTGTAATCGTCCCAGATCCAGACTCTCGGAGCCACAGGTATACAGTCGTAGGCGAACCCCTACCTTCTGATCGGAAGGTTCTTAGCCAGCCAGTCTGGATAATCGAAGCTCGATCCTTCGGATCAAAAGATTGGATTTGATGGTCAAGGAGGTATACGCCCTCAATAGGATTCGCGACTCCTTGCTTTTCAGCCTCGCCTGCGGTCAGCATGTAGCGGCGATGATCTTGAGTCACGCAGACGGCAGCAGCCGTCACATCAGTGCGTCGAGTCCACCCAGCACCGTCGTACTCCCAGCATAGGTTGTTCTTGCGAGACCCATCAGAAGCAACCCAGCATCGGTATTTCTGCTCATGAACGTCGAACGCTGCCACTGCCTGGACTAGTCGGGCAGAGTTAAGCAGGCTGATTTCATTGTGGATCGAGTTAGAGATTAGCTCGACGGATCCGTTGAGGTACGAGTAAAAGCCCTCCCTGCCCAGCCAAATAGCACGGCCATCGGGCATCATAGAGACAGAAGAGGGAGCAACGCATCCGATGCGGGGATGAATAGTCTTTGTCTGGAACCCCTCTCCTGCGTAGCTAATTACAACCAGGAATGTAGATTCTTCGGTAAAGACTAAGAGCCCATCAGGAACCTGGAACATTCCTGTAATCTCTGATCCTCGAGGATCGGGAAAGATCTCTTCTCCAGTTCGGAAAGTTCCCCACTTACCAGGAATACTGGGGTGGATTTTGCCTGGATCGTCTGAGAAGTTAGCGGCCCAACCCCTTCCGAAAGCCAGCGTATACAGCTTGAACGGTCGGACAGGAGCGACGTCTTCTGGTTGTCGAACCAGGGCGTCGTCTGGGATATTGTCAGGGAATGTTGTAGTGACGTTGTCTGGGATAGGCGTAAAGCCCAAACGCACGGTTATGTCAGATTCATTCGCGCTAAGAGCAGACTCTCCAACAAGTCCTGCCGGGATGCGAAACAACTCCGCAGTGCCTGAGTTAAGGACATCCTTAGTCCGGCAAAAGACTCTTCCTATAGTTCCTGTGGGTCCAGGCTCGATGCCTTCCCAGAACAGGAGATACTTTTGTTCGAAAAGAAACTCCTCGCCTGCCCCCGAAGGGTTTTGCTTGCACGTTGCAGACAAAGGAACAGAGACCGCTTCAGATTTCCCAGAAAGAGGAGAAAGGTTGCCCCAGATATCTGTCCACTGGTAAGCGGCATACCATCGGCCTTCTTTTACGCGGCCGTCGTCTGTTCGATCAATAGAATCAAGGCTGATCGATCCTAGGCGAGCGTATCCTGCCTGTGACCCCGAATCTGTTGCTGATCCATTAAAATCTTTATATCCTCTTTTATTGAACAGGGCTTCTCCAAGAGAAACAGGACCATGCCCTACGCAGGTTCCGGGGGCAGTCGGATAGCCCAGAGGAAGAATAGTCTTTCCATCATAGAAGTAGGGTCGAGAGTTGTCGCCACAAGGAATGATTACGATGCCCGTGGGAGTCGTCTCGAACTGCGTCGGGAATCTGGGCTTGTCGTCGAACCCAAAGTCGTCTTTTATGTCCGAAGCTCCTACCTTTGCGATGAGGGGATACCAGATGTTTGAGCCGGCACCGGGGCCAGCAGCCCAGCCTCGGAAGACTTTTAGAGAATCCCCGTCTTGGATCAGCAAGATTTCGCGGCTTCCGTCTTCTCCAATAACAGCGTGGTGGATGCCCTTGAGGTTTGAGTAGAGGGTTGCGCCGGTAGAGTACTGGGGAACGTACGGAGCGGGACCCCAGACAGATCTGAGAGTCCCCTCATCCGTTAAGTACATGTTCTCAATCTTAGACGCAATCGTCTCCGGAGAAATCAGTTCTCCAGACTCGACTCTGAGAGGAAGAGTACCGCTTTTAAGTCTGTGCCGAGTATAGGCCATAGCTCTTCCTTACCTCGGTCTATTTCGCTTGTGCGATCTTCGTCTCTTTCTTTGCGGGACGGCCCACGCGCTTAGGCGCAGCTTTCTTCTCTTGGCCAGGAGCCCAGATGAGCTTCCATCCGGCCATTTCCTCTCCCATCTCTTCGAAACGCTCAAAGGTTAATCCGAAACGTCGGAACAGTCCCTGGATCTTTCCGTTCGGAAGCTCGAGACGAGCGATGCACATCATCTGCTCAGTTCCGAATCCACGGCGAGGAGCTTCGTAGATTCCTCCGGTAACGATCTTAGGGGCTCTTGATTTTGGTTCTTCCATTATTCTTCTCTTAGCTGTTGGGCAGATTATACCAACGACGCCATGGCCGTCGAGTATTGATGACTTTTCCGGCCCGAGCAGGCTTTTTCATCAAAAGTTCTGCTGGGTACCGGAGATCACCATAACGCTTTGTGAACGTGAAGAGAAGATCTTGGTACTTCATTTGAGATCGGTCAGCGAGATCAACATTGCCTTGGGCTTCGTAGAGGAAGACGAGAGCCCGGTAGACGAGAAGTCCCAGCGCATCGGGGTGAAGGCGTGGGGCATCGCTATCGTCTTTGAGTTTAGGCGGACGACGGATACAGCGGATATCCACTTCGTACCTACGATTCGGACGTGGGTACATGCGGAGAGACTGGTATCCGTTTACTTCTCGCAGGCGTCGGTGATAGTCCGGGATAAGCTGGCCGTCATCTACGAACGTGGTCTGGAACCCGTCAATGTCTGCGATCAAGTAGAAAGCGTCGGGAGTTTCCTGCTCGAGTGCTCCAGCGAGAGTGTTCGGCAGTGCTGCATAGCCAGTAGAGTCTACGGTAACTCGACGGCGGTAGATTCTTTTCCGCCAGCCTGAGCGATGATATCGAGCATCTGCTGCACGTCCAAAGCCTTGCATGTAGTCAATGTCAGGCGTGATGAGGTTGATCGCAGCGCCGTTGTAGACGATAGGATCTTCTGCCCGGTTGCTGGTGGTGACGGACACTACTGGGCTCGGGGAAGATTCCCAGAGAGGCTCTAAGCGAGCAGGATCTGTCTGGGGAGCAGAGTATGGTTGTCCAGGACCGAAGTCTCGGAAGTTCCCATCTCTATAGCCCCAAGCATAGGTAAAGCAGTACTCGAACTGCCCGGCAGGATCTGGTCCTTGCCAAGAGTTAGGAGTGCCCGAAAGGGTCGCAGTGGGGGCTTTGGTTGGAGTCTCGATCTGCCAGTGAGGACGGCGGAAAGCGCAACGAGGAACACCCTGTGCGATCTGGTTCGGCGTGTTCGACAACGACAAGTGCTCCGCTTCTAGCTGCCCAAGGATGTCGAGGGGCCAGGTTTCGTTGTCTCGGAAAAGCTGGAGAGAGGTAACTTCGACCACATCATCAGGAAGGTAGTAGTCCTCCGTGAAGATTCTCCAGTCCATGAGGGTGTCTGTCGTGTTGTTCCATGGCCGGTACAGTGAGATGTACTGGATATTCAGAGGAGCGGCTACAGTCCAAACGTCTCGGATTTTACGGCGGTGGTGAACGCCATTAGGATCGGTGACCAGAATCTCTCGGCCTCTCCATCGACCAGACGTATCCCAGAGAGTTAGACCTGGCGTAGTCGTAGGCAGGTTACGCTGTAGAACCCAAGGATCTGTAGCAATGACAGATACTGTGTCGGCGGGAGAAGCGGGGTTTAGCTGTCGGACTGCAGCGGTGTTGTCGGTGACATCCGGCAACGTCGCGAATCCAAGACGGCTCTCAAAAAATAAGAAAGGGGCCTCCTGCATAATCTGCGAGTAGGCCCGGTTGATGAAGCGATTAGCCCTTTCGATGGCATCAGAAGATTGGCTAGGAGCCCAGTCTGCCTGGGAGAAGATCTCATCTCTAATCTGCTTCAGATCCATGGCATGCTCCTATTAGGATAGGCACCCCCCATGCCCAGGGGGTGCCTCCTAAGTTTACTACAGTCCGACTAGATTAGCCGGGGCAGTTGATCCAGCAGGTCGCTGTTGCAGTGGCCGCAACGGTCTCGGTAGAGAATCCGAGTGCGAACGTAGTCGCAGCGACACCAGTGGTGTCGGCTGTTCCAGCAACGGTGTTACCGACCACCAGGGGCAGATCGGTTGTGATGCCGCCCGTGTCCGCAGTCACCTCGCCAATACCCTTCTTAAGGACGAATCCATAAGATCCAGCGGCGATGGTGTGCTGGGCAACACCAATCACTCGGATGGTAGGAGCATTCACGGGTGCAATGATTGCGTCGTAGGTAACGGTCCCGGCATCTCGGGCAACGATGGTTCCCTGACTAAAAGCGGTAGCCGCTTCGTCATTGAACACATAGACCCAAACTTGCTCGCCATTGTCGCCATCGGGAACAACCAGTTCAAACCCCAGAGGAGCTTGCTGAGTCGTGGTAACTGTAGTGCTGAAAATACCAGCAGCAGTTGTAATAGCCATTTTAAGTCTCCTTTAGACTATGGGGTTTATGGGATTGCGCCGCCGGTAACAACACCGTTCGCACGCATCTGGTCGCAGTACATTCCCATGTTGAGGACGTACTCGTAGCGCCACATGTCCTGCTCGGGGATACGGATAGGACCGCGAACGGCGAAGTCGCCCTTGGTCTCCATTCCGGAATCGTGTCCGAGGGTGTACATGTGCCAGGTGTCGGTCTTCAGGAAGTAGATCACACCGTTGTTCGAACCACCACTGGTGAAGTTACCAGCGTTGATTCCGTCGGTGATGGCCTGCTCCAAGAAGAAGTCTGCCTCGAGGAAGGGGATTCCTTGGCGCATGTTGGCGGGAGCCTTGTCACCGTCAACTCGCATCACGCGGACCTGATCGTCCAGGTCGTCGATGTAGTTGAGGTAAGAAGTCTCGTCACCGAGGAGCAGATCCACAGGACCGCTTGCCTTAGATCCCTGGCGGGAGGCAGCGTAGTAGACCTGACGCATGGTCGAACGACCGTCAGTAGCGAAGGACGAGATCTGTCCGTACTGGTTGTACCAGCCAGACACACCGCCTGCAGCACCCTGCTTAGCCAGGTTGAACACGGTGTCGGCCTGGTTAGCGGGGGTATCGTACTCGAACACACCGGTACGAGCAGTTCCCTCGGGGTTGTAGGTTTGGTCGCCGTTCAGGGTGAGGAAGCCACCAACGCCAGCAGTGGAGTTACCACCACCAAGCTGGTCAGCAATGCGCTCGTGGAAGTCGGACAGAGCCAACTCGGGGTAGCGCTTAATGATGCGAGCGAGATCGTTCTCACCATTTGCCTCAGCCATGTCCTTACCGGGAACGTCAAACGCGTAAATCAGGCGGGGAGCATAGGTGTCTCCGCGCTGTGCGTTCTGGCGACGTCCGCCAGCAATAACTTCAGAACCGGTCAACACTTGGGTCACGGTTCCGGGGCCGTCAGAAACGACCACGAATTCACGGTAGGGGCCTTTCAGGGTAGCTCGATCGACGTTTCCTTTGAGGACAACCCGCTCCATGAGTGGGTGCCAAATAGAAAACAACTCCGAATACCCAGGGGCCAGGTCTTGCAACGCAGTTGCTAGTACGTCAGGACTAATTGCCATTTGTCTGGATCCTCATGGGGTGGAAGGTGGGGACAATCCCCGGCTAACTCCTGCCTCCACCGTGGACCCGAAGGGCACGACGAGCAGCAAGATTTCTTAAATCGTCAAGAGAAGAAGCATCTCCCATGCCCGGCTTGGCGGTCCGAGGACTCGAAGCCGTTGTTGCGCCGTTCGTAATCTTCGCGGCTGCACGGGGTTCTTTAGCCTTCGCCTCAGCCTGGGCTCGAGCTTTCTGAGCCTGGACTTGTTGGGGAGAGGGTTTGGCTTTCGCTTCTTCAAGCTGTGCGTGTGCCTTCGCTAGCTTCAAAGCATAGGTGTCGGAGACTCCATCTTTCTTAGCCTCGATGGCAACTTCCATTGCCTCCTTGGACAGAGAAAGAAGCTCGGCGGCTGCGTAGCCGTCCCAAGATCCTCCGTAGTTATTCTCTTCATCCAGAAGCTCGACGAGGAGTCCGAGCTTCTCAGGATCCTGGGCAAGCTCTTCGTGCTCTTTCCAGAATCGGTCTACATACTCGCCAGCAGAAGTCTCAACGAACTCGTTGTAGGTGTTCTGCAGGTTCGTAAACTCGTTCTCTCGGCTGTCGTACTTTCCTTGCAGTTCTTCAAGCTGCTTGGTCAGTTCTCCGATGCGAGGGTCGTCTTCCTCGTTAAGCATCGCAGCGTACATAGAACGCAGAGAATCAATCTCTTCTTCACGACTCTTGAAGTCGTTCTGGATATGGCCCAGGATTGCTTGATAAGCAGACTGGTGTTCTTCCGGAACAGCGTCCTGGGTTCCATCCCAGGAGTCCCAGGCAAAGCTGCTCGGAGCGGGCGTAGAGTCAACAGGAGCAGGAGCCGCTTCGACAGGTGCGGGAGCGGGGGCCTCGGCTACTGGAGCCGGTGCTGGTGCAGCGCTTGCGACTTCTTCGCTCACTTCTTACCTCCGAGCATTGGCCCGAGCTTCTCTACAACAGAAGTGCGAAGACCGACGAGATCCATGGGACCTTCACCCATTTCTTCGTCCATCTCCATTTCTTCTCCGCCGCCTTCTTTCTTAACAAGCTCGTATCCGTACTCATCAAACCAGTCCATGAGGGTTGCAGGGTCAGCGCCATGCTCTTTAAGGGCGGCAGCCAGAGCTTCAGTAGGAGAGGCAAAGTCAACCATCTCCTTCTCTTCCATTTCTCCGGAGGGCTCTTCTTCCACGTCCATGTCCATTTCCATGTCCATGTCCATGTCAGCGCCCATGTCTTTGCCGTATTCCTCTTCCATCATTTCTTCTTTAGCCATGCTAAGAAATCCTCTTTGATTGGTTTCTACCTGAAGCAGGTTGGCACGTCAAGGCAAGCATATAGCATTCTAAGACTTTTGCCCAGGTGAGAGTTTTAGACTTGGATCTTCTTGTCACCCCGAGCGATAGCTTGGCGGTGCGCTTGATCTTTTCGGTGAAAGTTCTGGCGATCTTCGTGATCTCGGAATCCTTGTTTCCGAGCACTCTGGTCGGCGCCATTGCGGACAGAATCATAGTGCTTGATCCACTTGGGATCATTCTTAGACACGATGGCTCGGTCTTTCCTACGATTGAAGTACGCTCGCTTCTCTTCTGGAGAGGAGAAGTTCTGCCCGATCTGGTCGATGTTCATCGTGTTTGATGGCATGGGCCCGATGATGGCTGGAGCGCGGCGAATCAACGTGGTCGCTTCTTTCTTGCAGTGCGGGCAGAAGAGACCGCCCTGCTTCAAATACTCACTCGCCTTCATCAAATCTTCGAACTCTCCGCAGGAGTTACACCTTCCATTATAAGTAGGCATTACTGATCCTTCGGAATGTTCGGATTGAGATCAAAGGGTGCTCCGCCGAATCCAGTCAGAGGACTCTGGCCGTTCCCTGCTCCGCCCATTGGAAGAGGCGGCATCACGGGCTCTGTGCCCGGAGGGAGAGAACCGCTGGCAATCGTGTCGTTGCCTGGCCCTCCGACCATTCCTGCCTGAGCCTGGGCCTGCTGAGCCTGCTGTTCTGCAGACTTCGCTTCTGCCTCAAGCTGTGCTGTGTCTTTGAGGACGTCCTCCATCTGGAGAAGCTCACACAACTTCTGGATGAGTCGGCTCTGGTCAACCTGTGGATTCTGCATCAGCAGTTCGAAGTACTGGCTGAGATTCCGAAGCTGGACCAGTCGGTTGTTCTCGGTAGGAGAGTACGGCACTGCGAGGTAATCGTACTCAAGAGGCTCTTCGCCTCGCCCAGCCAGGATCTCACGGGCCAACATCGAGGCTCGCGTAATCTCAATCATCTCGGAGTTCGGGAGCAGACGGACTGGGAGGATTTCGTCTTCTGCCAAGAACTCCTCATAGAGTCCGACAATGCCCTGGGCCTGCCAGGAGAGAAGATCGTAGATCTGCTGCTGGCGTCGTCCGTTTCGAGTACGCGTTGCAGTGTCTGCGAGCGCGACCTCAGTAGCGACATCCGACACGCCGACAACTCCACGCGAGTACTGCGGGATGCCGAGGATGAACTCGATTACCTGCATGCAGCGATCACGAGAAGCCATGAACTCTGGCGACAGGCTCGGCGTCATCGTGTGGCCAATGATGTCTGCCATGGAAGCTCCAGACTTCCCGGCGACTTCAACAATAGAGCCCGGAGAAGTGGCCTCGCGAAGCTGAGTCCGTATCCTCTCCGGGTTGTCCACAAGCCCTGTGTTCAGCATCGTGATTGGGATTGCCGTCTGGGCAAACCACAACATCAACGTGTCCAGTTCGTTTAGCCGCTCAAGTACAGGAGCGATCAGTGTCACGTCACTGAGTCCACCAATGTTCTCAAGATTGTCGTTGAAAATGAGACGGTAGAATGGGTTGCGGACAAATCGATAGGGGAGGTCTCCGCTGAAAAGCGCTTCGTCCTCATCCTCTAAATAGTGGTGGTAACGGCCTTCGCCCGAGAAGTCGTAGACTTCGTAGACGGTGACCCACTCGAAGACTTCTTTGGAAGACTCGTTCATCAAAGTCTGGTCACGCTGACGATCTCGGAGCCACTCAGGGTATGCACCGAACTGGGCCTTCTCGGCCACCTTCGTGTTGTACACGCGATCTTCGTTAGGGTCGTTCTCAGAGCGCTTGACGCGAGACTCGAAGTCTTGGCGCGTAAGGACGGTAACCTCAATGAGATAACGAATGTCTTCCCAGCGATCTACCGACATGTCGTACCAGACATAGCGAGGATCAATCACAAGGAAGTCGGGAGAACGGCGCTTGAAGTTCCAGACTGTCTTGACGAAAGAGCGTGGGTACACGCTTGCCATCGTAGCCGCACGCCACAAAATACGGTGGCTGCGGACACGATTCAGGGTGTCATTGATGAGCGCTTCACGGTAACGGGCAGGCTCGTGGAGGTGCTTCCGTCGGGCGTTGACGGTGACCTCGGGGTTGTTCGGGCAGATGTTAGCGACCATCGTATCGACGAATGCGTACGGATAGTTGGTCTGGAAAGACAGGTCCTGCATCTCATCGACGGCTTCTGCGCCCTGGGGCACGTCTGTTCCGTACTGATTCCCGGCGTTGCTGGTGTACCAGGAACGGACCTGATCCCAGCTTCGCTGGTCGATGTGGGACTTCGCCTTGTGGGTGTCGATTAGACCCCGAATCTGCTTTTTATTGAGAGACATTCCCTTGCTCCACTTGTGTGCCCGGACGAGATTCTTCATCGAGTAGCTCGTCGATTTCTTCCTGCTCTAGTTCTCGTTGGGGAGAGACCGGAGCCGTACCTACAGACGGTGCCCCTTCAGAAGATACCGCTGCAGACTCTTTAGTCGCATTGCGACTGCCTTTCAAAATATTCTGGATGAGTTGGTCTCGCAGAGATCTAAGAGCCGTCGCCATCTGCCTCTCCAAAAACTTTTTTAAGCGAGACTCCGCCGAGCGGCGGAGAGCCCAGGGTGAGAGTCTCATAGACCTCATCTACCTTTTTTGCCAGGGTAATCCAGTCTGCCTGCACAGAACCGTAGCGTGCAATCAGGACCATGGGAATCGTAAGCTTCAAGCCACGGCCCAAGTCAATGACCGCGACGTCCTGCGTTGGATGGCGATAGATCTCTGGCTCGCTCATTTCTTTGACCTGGAACGTCGTTGCTGGGAACGCTCATACTGCTCGCGAGTCATAGGCCGAGGCACCCTTTCAGGATTAGGGGCCACTTCTCGCCTCTCGAACTCTTCTGCGGTGGGTGGGCCCAAGGGAGAAGGAGCGATGCTCGGAGCAGGCGTAAGCCCTTCTCTTTTCATCTGCTCAAGAACTTCAGGAGGAAAACCTTCGTCTTCTGCTTCGACATTACGAAGAGTCTCTGCGGGCGGGAACGGGTCTTCTTCTGGTTGAAGTGCCCGGCGTGCTGCGGCTTCTCGCATCTCGACGATTCGAGGCCGAGGGCGACGGAGGATGCCTGGCATGGGCGCAGTGTTTGGAGTTTCGTCAGGCATTACTTTCTCCTTCGTACGGATCGGTACGAGAATCGTTGTCTTTTCGTAGGCTTATCGTCGGAAAGACGTTGTCGGTACTTTTCCTGATCATCGTAGCTCATTCCCGTAAACATTACGATGTTTGAATCACGAATAGGAGCACCTGGCTTATCTCTTCTGGGCAGATATCGGGCCGCGACAATCGCCATGAGTAGCGCAGAAACTTTATCCCAGTGGTGTCTGTCCCGTCTTCTTCCGCTCGAAGCGCCTCGTAGAATCTCCGCACTGGCACTCTCCTCTACTCGCTTGTCATTTTTGTACGTCTGTAGCTGTTGGACCGTATCATGGTCGTTAAAAACCAGCGTATCGAGCAGAGAATCCACGAGCCAGCCTGTAGCCTCGTCTAATGACTTCGATGTGGACGTAAAGCCCGGACGCATGCGGCCTTCGTGGTAAACATTCGGATATCCACGCTCTTGTAGGAGAGAAAGGACGGCTTGCCCGACGCCGTTCGATTCTACGGCCATCAGAGCCTTGTTATACCGTTTTCCGACGCGCATAAGCTCGTTCGTAAACTTCAACGGGTCCACGTGGTCCGCGAAACACGCCACTTGGGTCCATTCTCCGCGCCAACACTTCAAAACTTGGAAAGCAGCGTGGTCTCGGGCCGCATATCCGGCCGGATCGACCCCAATCGCGTAAATTGCGCCCTCTTGAGGCGGTTCATACTCCTGATAGGGCCCATTCCAGGGCCGAAGCTCGCGAACAAGGTGTTTTTTTAGCGCATGTTCCGGAATCGCGGAGTTTGCGGACGCAATCCAGCACGAAAGGTCGTCGAATGGGTACATGACCCCGAACATTTCGGGATTTCGGCGGATCTCAGGGTCCGTATCCATGATGAATCGCCGGAAAACTAAGTTTTCTTCCTGTAGGCCCAGGTGTTTATAGCGATTTAGGAGTCCAATCTCCTCATTCGTAGGCTGGAAGTCGGGTGTGACGGGCCTCCGGTTGAGTGCCCCATCCCAAAATGGAAAGAAATGGGCTTCATGGCGTCCGGAACCCTGCTTCGCCATCGTGTAGTGCTCATGCCACGCGCAATTTCGCTCCCAAGGCGTTGCTTCAAAGACGACAAGCGCCTCTTGCCGGTTGATAAGCGACGGGTTGATGAGGAACATAGAGCCATCGAAGTCGGACCAAAGATGGCACTCGGAAGCATGGAAAGAGTCAGGAGACTGCCCCACGCCAACCGCGCCCGATTCTGCCGACAGGACACGCATCTTACCGCCCTGTAGGGGATCAAAGGTAAGCTGGCGGCTTTCACGAGTCGCGAGGGTCTTGGAGCGAAGCTGTTTCGGCCACCTCTGGTGGAGATGATGGACCCTCTTGTGGAGGTAATCGGCACGATCTCGGTTATCTGCGATACAGACATGGTCCCATCCTGGAATGTACGCCGCCTTGCAGTAGGCCGCATACTCCGTCGTCAGGCTCTTACCTGCCTGGCGGTAGCCCAAGAGAGTGAAGAACTTCGTCTCACCCGTGGCCAGGCGAGGAGGAGCGGACATGTAGTCTAGTACGGCTTTCTGTAAGAGGCTGGTGATGCCCAGAGGGTTGTACTTAACGAATCGACCGGTCTTCTGGTCGTGTACTTCTCCGAATGCGGGCAGGGCGTGCGCCGGAGAACGGAGCGTGTTGAGTAGCTGTGCTGCGTTCGCTTGGCTCATAAGTTTTCTTCGTCTCTTTCTCGACTACTCATCAACGCTCTCTGGGCTGCATTTCTTGTCTGCTCGCGAAGATCAGGAGGTCTGCCCAGGGGTAGATTAGGTCTGAGGGGTTGAAGATATTCAGGTAATGGCTGCTCTTGTGCCCTGCGGAGTTGTTCTTTCTGCTCAGGAGTCATCTCCGGTGGAGTGTACTCTGGAATGCCCAGGTCCATGTCATCAAGGCCCTGAATATTGGGATCGAGACCTACTCCTCCAATCTCTTCTCGTTCTCCTCGAAGAGCACGGCCTCCTCTCTGTAGCGCACGGCCCGCCCCTGCGAGCAGTTCAGCGCCGGGGTGTACTCCGCGTTCCCCGTATCCAGGAACATAAGTCTCGGCGAGGGCGGCAGGAATCTGAGCCATGCCACCGAACTCTTTGGCCAGCGTTCCGCCATAGCGTTGAGTGCCCTCTAGAGGACCATGACGTGCGACTTCTCCGAGGAGACGGCCACCCTCATAGGCAGTTCCTGCAACACCTGCGAGGTGTCCCAGCTTTGCAAGAGCAGCTTTCGCCTTTGCGAGTTTTGAGGCGACTTCTCTCGACTCTGGTGAGCCCGGAGGGGCTTGCGCTAGGCGCTCTTCTGCCTCTTGTATCTGGTCTCGGACTCTCTGGAACTCATCGAGCCTAGTCGAAGACACTGGGCCTGGACTATGCGAGGCGCTCAGCCGAGGCTCTAACTCCTCATACTTCAGCTTTTCCGGAAGTACCTCGTTGTAGTTAGCGTCTACAATGTCTGTTTCTACCCGAAAATCTGGACGTGCCCGAAAGTGTTGGACTGCGTCTTCCAACTCCTCCGGTGAAGTAAGAGGAGTCGTTCGTGGCCCTTCGGACCTGGTATGGAGAGTTTCTTTTTTATCGTGGGCTGCCTCATACCCCGGAACTTCGTGTAGGCGGATTTCGTCTGTTAATCGCTTCACCGCCTGATCCCGGACATCCACCCGAAACACGCCTCCATGCTCTGGATGAGCGGCCCAGCGCCCTCCAGAAGCAAACTCTTCTGGAGTAATGCCTTGGATATTTTCGGTTGTAGGAAAGTTTCGAGACACACGAGCCACCTCTTCTCTCGACATATTTGGTGGTGTGTAGAGCACAACTCCGTCGGGCCCGTAAAGAGGAACACCCATTTCCTCTGCTGCGATTATTGCTTGTCCAAGCGACCGTGCAACGTGGCCCGGACGAAGACGCCTCGCGGGAGTCACTACTCCCTGTACTTGCCGTAATCGATGGCCTTTAGGATCAACGACGATTCCTCGAACTCTGGGCTTTTCGATGAGGGCTTCATTGATATTGCCCACTTCAGGTTCCCACGCGACCTCGTCCGACATCCCAAAAATTTCATGTCGTGTACCCCGCATACCAGAAGCTTCTGCTTCGCCTAGCCTGTCATATATCTCCTTCATATCAGGATTGAGAGAACTCCGAGCCTGCTGGGTCAAGTAGGTGTCTTCGTCAAGAATAGGATCAAGACTTGTGGTGTGGCGCCCTGAAATTTCTCCCCTAGCACTCATCGCATCGTAGTTGCCCATCCAGGTCACATCGCCATCAAGAAGGAATCCCATGTCTCCTTGATCCCAGCGATTGCCAGAAAAGCCTACTCCTCCTGGATCTCCCCTCAAATAAATGCTCGCAGAAAGAGCATCACCAGTAACTGGAATCCCTCGAACTCCTGCCATCATGCCTCTTGGATGGTCCGTCCAATGGACAAAAGAAAGTCTGTCTAAGAACTCTGGATCGACGTTTTTCTGGAACGCGGCCATAGCCTCGCGCTCCGTAGGACCGTAAACGCGGGTTGCTCCTCCCTTTAATCCAGTTCTTCTGCCGGGATCTGATCCTGCCGCAGGCTCAGACTGGCGAACTTCATCGGCATAACGGGCCAGCCGAGGGCTCTGCTCGGCCGTAGAGTATTTTATGGCTCGCGTGACTTTTTCCCTCGCTTTTGCGAGTTCATCAGACAGTACATCCCGTTCTCTTACCGCTCTGCCCTCTGTCGGAAGGCCCGGTTTTCCTCGGAAAATATCATTCATCTGCCGTCGATCAGCCAAGACACTCTGGAAGGTCTGGCCAGTCTCGTCCGAATAGGTCTTTAGAGTAGCCATGAGTTCTTTGAAGGCAGCAGAGCCCGGTAGAAGAACGATTCCTACCCGCTCGAGAGCTTGTTGGAGCCTGCTGCTCTCGTCTGTCGCCAACGCCCTCTGGGAGGCTTGCTGGCGCATCAAAGCTCTCGGATCCTCAGCCATGGCTATTCTCCCTGGGCTTGCTTACGGGGCGACGTAATCGCTTCCTTAACGTCTACAACTTCTGGCTGTACTGCCTGCTCTCCGCCTGCAAGTTGAATGAGTTGTTCGACATAGTTTACTTGGACGTTATTCTGCTGGGGCTCGTTGGCCACGATGCAGGTGTACATGAGTTCGGCCCACTTACGAAGCTCAGCACTTTGAGAAGTCTTGAGCTTTCCCTCGGCCACTGCAATACACACCGTCGTCGCGAAATCCACGATTGATTGAGTCTTGTGGAGGTGTCCGGCGGCCTGTTTAAGGAAGGAAGCGGGGAGCCCAGAAGGCGCTGCCGCCAATTGTTGGAGTACGTCAAGGGAGAGCATTGACGGGTTGTCTGCCTCTGGCTTGGGCAACACTGGCGATAATGTAGGTTGAACCTGGGTTTTCGTCGAGTCACCTTTTCCGGTCCCCTCTTGCCCTGTAGGGGTGCTGTCTTCCCCCTCGAACATTTCTAGCCAATCGTTGTCGTCTTCCATCTCTATCTCCAGGGTAAACCGGGATGCCGGTTCTCTTCTATGTATAAGCCAGTTACGTCCGAATCTCTAAGGATGTTTTCCTCTCTGGGCTTCGGAATCCAAGACTTGTCGTACTTTAAGAGCCTCGCGGCCTCCTCTCTCATGCCCATAAGACGCGGCATCCATCTCCCATCCTCCTCCCATTCGATGCGCTCGTCAAGAGTATGCCACAGCGGGCGGAACTCCGGGAGCCATCGCTTCGCCGCCCTCCCCCTTTTGCCTGAAGAAATATGGGAATTCACGTAGATCGACGCTCGCATCGACTCGAACGCCCGTACAACCACTTTAGGTCTCCGGGTCGGCCCGAATGACAAGAGCGCTCGTGCATCCGTGGGCGACTTAATCGCTGGAATCATATCGGTCCCGAGCGCCCAGATCGCGAACATCGGCGTCTTCATCAACCGCTCGATCTCTCTCCCTGCACCTTCCTCCCATTCCGGATATATCTGTGCGAGTGCTTCGCCACTGATTCCCGCGAGCCACCACAGCAGAGCACTCCGCCCCCATTGAGCGGACGCCCCCTTTTCCCCCTGAGGGAGTGCCCAGGTGAAGAGAAAGCATGCGAGTTCATAAGGACTCGGAGGATCCTCTAGTTTAAACGCCCGGAATAGCCGAGTCGGGTACTCCGCTTGAGCCACCGCAAAAGTCTGGCTGAGGCACTCCTCCCCCATTTGCCCGGCAGATAAGAGTCTTAGCCTACATGCACGCTGCTTCTTCTTGTACTGCCTGCGCCAACCACGCCTCAAGTGCCAGGTATACGGGTGCGCCGACCCGAACCCCACCAGAATCTGCGGCCAGGTAATGTCCGTGACCGAGAAGTGCGGCAGATACGGCCGCTCTGGGATGCCCGGATGGTAGAGCAGATGCAAGATCGCAGAACGAGACATGTGTACTAATAACATGTGAGTACACCCAAAAATGGTCGCGCATGAAAGAGGGGGGTCAACAAGAAAGCGGGATGTAAGAAGAGGGGATGGGGCCCCAAGCCTCAGCACGGGTCTACGCGGTGGTCGGTGTCAATAGCTGGTGGTCTCCTGGGAGCGAGCACACACGGCACACACAGGGAGCGCACACACGGAGCACACAGGGAGAGACCCCCACCCCTACCTGAACACTTGTTCACCTGTACGTTTGTACAGTGTTCCACGGCCAGGCTTTCAGTTGACATATTCTGGACATTTCAGGCCGTGTCAAGGAAATGTCAATCACGGTAGTGAATGGCCATTCATTCCATTAAGTGGACCTTTGGTCACACAGTGTGGCCACGGTCCAGGGCGGCTTCCCTGGAGGGTCGCCCCTGGGCGCCCATTTTCCGCTCTCTCCTGGAGAGCACTGGAGACAATGACATGACAACCAAGAACAAGAACACTGCGCCCGCCGTGAAGCTCACCGCTCGGAGCTTCCCTCTCTATTCAAAGAGCCGTGGCAAGATGCCGGCTCCCTCGGTTTGGCAGAATGGTACGGCCTTGGAACACTTGGGAGAGTGCTCCGGATTGAAGCTCACCACGTTTGCGGCAGCCGGGTACACCGTCAGCAGTGAGGGAGTCGACGCCCAACGGGCCCGGCTCGTGGTCAAGAACAAGAAGGGAGAGGCTCTCGCCTACGTCTCCCTCCTGGTCTCCCAAGGCGGGAGCCAGGCCGCGTACCTGATGCGCCGTTACTCAATGGCAGACGTTGAGAAGATGAGCGAGGAACAGCGGCAGATGGTTGCGCTTGTGGAAGTGTTCCGCTCATTCAAAGACAAGGCCGTCTCCCTGGAGGTCTGGGAAGACGTCGGGAACCCCGGCGCCTGGCTCGCCAAGAAATGGAACAAGTGGGTCGAAAAGGGCAACGCTCCCACGTTCTTGAATGAGACCGGGACCGGCTGCCAGGGATGGGAGAAGGGAATCATCCCGAGCGGCCAGATTGCCGACGCGATTCAGACTGTCCTGGATGAATCCGACGAGTAGACCCCCGGCCGAAAGGCCCCAGCCCTCGCCCTTTTTCGGGCGGGGGCTTTTTCGTGTCCGCTTCTTTTTTTTGCCTCAAGCTCCCGGCCTTGTGCCGGGGGCTGAC